ATTCAATAATTGTTCCAATAACCTTAACGTTGGTGGCACTTGGAGTGTTAACAGTAATTCTTACAAGCTGAAGCAAGTCTGAATATTCTGCTGAAACAGTTCCAAGAGAACCGTTTGTTCCAACGATTGCATACTCTGTAATAGCAACATTGTTAGAAGTATCTAAAGTAAGCAAGATCTCGGACACTTCTGTGTGAGTACCACGAGCTAGCTTAATCAAGAACTTTCCTGAACGATATGTAGCTGGGAAATCATACACAACATTGTCACCTGCAGAAGTAGTATATGTTGCAGCAACCTGCTTAGCAATGCTATTTAGCTCTACCTCAACAAAGTTAATTGTTGAAGAACCGTCAACTGCATCATATGCCCTCTGATTAGTAAAGTAAAGGTTGCTAGAGCCTTCAGATACATCATCAGTTGTCTGATTATCTACATATCCATGAGTAGCAATCTGATTTTCAGAGTTTGTGTTCCAAAGATATGAATTACCATCTGCATTAAGAACAATGTCACTTCCAGCAGAAGCAATGTTTACTAGTCCGTCAGACTTTAGATCTAGAGAATATCCAGACTCAACAGTCATCTTTCCAGTTGAATTGTCTACATCAATATAATTGTTTGTTCCGCCTGCACCACCAGCTGACTGGAAATAGGTTGCACCCTTAAACTTCTTGTTTGATAGATCCTGGGAGTCAGTTGTTCCAACGACATCACCAGTTACACCATGAACACCAGTAGTTAGATCTGAATGAGCATCTACTGCACCAGCTGGTTCATACCAGGTATCTACAGAAGTACGGTCAATAGAAACTTCTAGGCCATTTACTGTAATACCAGTTCCAGCTGTTACTGATCCAGAACCAGAGAACTGTGTCCAGACTAGGTCATCAAATGAGTTTGCATAGTGATTGTTTTGTACCCAAGAAGTTCCACCATAAGTGGTACCTTCCATTACAAAGACTGCAGCACCCTTAAGTTCTGCAACTGTATCTGCATCTGTTGCACGAATAGCAGTAAGACCAGAGTTAAGTAGATTTCCATCCCACTGCAAATAGTAAATACCATTCTCTGTAGCATCAGTCTGGCCTGTAAGCAAGAGTCTATAGTGGTTATTAGCAGCACCAGTAAATGGATCGTGTCCATCAATTACTGTTCCAGCCATTTCTCCAGAAATGTCTACGTTTGATGTAGCAAGAAGATTTACAGCTTGCTTCCAGTCAAGACCTGCGACTGCATTATCTACGTATGAGTTAGTAGCAATTTGGTTACCTGCAGATACGGATCCAATGTACGCTTTACCAACCTGGTTAACCATGTCTGGACGAATTACAACATCTCCAGAGAACGAAGATAGCAAGAGGTCATTATTGGCCGTTACATCAAGATCATTTCCAGACACATTAATTGTGCTGTTGTTAGATCCATCATTAAATGTTAGAACATCGCCAATTGTCTTATTGGTTAGTGTCTGAGATGCAGACGCAGTAATGATAGTATCTCCATAAACTGTTGCTGCATTTTCTGGCTGAAGAACGATATCTCCATTAATGGTATTTAGGTATAGGTTATTGTTGGCTGCTACGCTTAGATTGTTACCTTCAACGTAAACAGAGCTATTATTTGAACCATCATTAAATGTAATTCCATCAGATACCGTCTTGTTGCTTAGAGTCTGATTTCCACTAAGAGTTACAACTGTGTTATCAATACTTGCAGCTACCTTGTTATTTGTAACTGCAATATCAATTCCAGTGCCACCCTCAAAAGTAAGTGTATCTGATGCTAGGGTTACACCATCAGTTCCAGTATCTCCAGAAATTGTCAGAACTGCACTTGGAATAGCAGAAACTGCAGAATCAGTGTAGTCATTTGCATCTGCAAGAGCTTGAGCTGCAGCTCCAGCTGGATCATAGGCAGATGCAGTTGCATCTAATGCTCTCTGAGGAGTAAAATACTTATTTGTAGTACCCTCATCCAGGTCATCTGTTGTCGAATCAGCAACACCATTCTCAGCAACAAAATTTACTTTCTTTGTCTGAGCATCATAAGTTACTGTAATATTTGTCTGAGTACCACCAGTAATGATGTCCTCTGTAATAATATCTGAGCCGTCGACGGTAGCATTTGTACCTTCAACAACTAGTCCTGACTTTATTCTAAAGTCTTTAGTTACTGTTGCCATGTTTTAATCTCCTTGATTTGGCCTATGCTTTCAAACCAGTTCTAAAATACCTTACGGTAATTGGCCTGATAGCAGGATTAGGGGTAACACTCAAAGTTAGAGTATTGCCATTTCTTGAGACATCAACGGTTCCAATATCCCCATCATTGTCTATAACTGCGTATTCACTGACGTTAACATCTGTTTCGTCGATCAACACAGAAAGCTCTGTTGCATAATACTTATTTGCATTATTTGTAGTGTAAGAAATTCCAACTACATATTTAACCATTCTCCATTGAGAAGCATCAATCGTTTCTAGTACTGTATAGTTTTCTATACCATAAACAATATTTTCATTGTTGCCATCAGTTCCTAGGTCTGTGGCCTGAGCTGCCAAAGTATCAATTAGATCAACATAATCTTCTCCACTTGGTCTGTCGCCAGTCTCAAAGCGTGTTTTTATATTAGATAGAGATACTTTAGCCATGCTAACATTATAACATTTTATTAATAATTTATTTAGAGAATATAGTTATTAAGTCCAATAACGGCAAGTCCAATAGGTGCAGGATTGTTGGGACCATAAGCCTGGATTCCAATAGTTGTAAATTTTACACGAAATGGAAGAATATCATTAATCTTTACTCTACCAGAAGAATATGAAATCTTAGCGTTCCCCAAAGATGCTGTAGATATTTTACGAACATAGCCAGGTTCAATATCTTTAATGACTGCTTTAGCCATTAGTTTGTTACATCCTCAAGAATAACCATGCTGCCCTGAGCTACAGTCCAAACCGTTGCCCTATTGCTTGTAGAAAGTTCAATATCAAAGATGTCTCCAGTTTCTAGCTGCTCAGATTCATCAGCTGTCAAAGATACTGTGAATTCCCCTGCTAGATCGTCTGGATCCTGTTCTGGAGTAAGGGTTAGAATAATGGTTGCATCGTCAGTAATAACTGGAGTTTGCTGTGGAGTATTTGGACGCTTAATCTCCATCTTAATGGTCCAGTCTGGAATATTCAATGGCTGCTTAGCATCGTCAGTTACATAAACCTTAAAGGCAGCAGTATCTCCACGAACCACTGTCCAAACCACTCTTGGTGGGGTATTTCCAACTGCATATCCTGAGCCTCTAGCCATAACTTTAATTATAACACAACATTAAACTTGCTATGTATGGCAAAAAGTGGTATACTTTTTAGACAACACCCTTCAACAAGGTGTTTTTGTGCTTTATAGGAGGTGTCTTATGAAAAGACTTGCAACAGTAAGCACTTTTACGTTGATATTGGTTAGCTGCTCTTCAGCAGTTAGCTATTCTGATGATCATAGTATTATTGAGAACTCTACCCCAACCTTTAGCCAGGCTTTGCCTGGTTCTTCGTTTATTGACACTATTATTAGTGTTAAAAAAGAACAGACAATGCTAGAGCAACAAGCTAAGGCTGCTCTGGAATTAAAGCTGCAACAAATCGAAAAAGAACAAGCAATTGCTAAAAACGGTATTGCAATGGATGAAACTATTGTAGAGCTTAGACAACATATTGGAAAAACTTGGTATGTTTTTAGTGGATCTTCTCCAAGAGGATGGGATTGTTCTGGACTCGTTAGATGGTATTACGAGCAACTTGGAATTGAAGTTCCTCATTCTGCAAGCAAGCAGGGGCAGCTAAAGCCAAAAGTAACTGATCCAAAGCCTGGAGATATTGTAGTCTTTAAATATAAAGGATCTAAAAATCACCACCACTCAGCAATCTATATTGGAAACAACAAAGTAATCCATGCTGGCTTTAAAAAGGGTGATAGAACTGAAATTATTTCACTAGATGATGCATCTTTTAACAATAACGACATTAACTTTATAAGAATACTAGAGAGAAACTAATGAATAAAAAAACTGTAAACGCTATTGGGTGTGTAATTGCTATTTGTATTACAACTGGCACTACCCCAGCTATTGCTGAACCTGAGCACAAGATTTATAGCCAAACACTACAAATAAGTAGTGGAGATTTGCTAACAAATATTTCAGCATTTCAAAGGCTTAGGTCTGTAAAAATTGTTGAGATAAAGCCAGAACTAAATCCAGCAAAAAGAAAGTTTATGTTCTCTCCCACTCAGCTTAAAAATATTTTACAAAAGGCTGGATTTAAAGGTGATGCCCTTAAAACTGCTTGGGCGGTTGCAATGAAAGAATCTACTGGAAGACCATATTCTCTAAATAGCTCTAGTAACTGTTATGGACTATTTCAGATCAATATGACAGGAAGCATGGGTACAGATAGATTGAAGAAGTATGGCCTAAAATCCAACAGAGACTTATTTAATCCACTAACTAATGCAAAGATTGCTTTTCATATGTCTAATGGCGGAAAAGATTGGTCTGCTTGGAGCCATGGAATGAGCAAGGTAGCAAATCTTAAGCTGCAGTTTCCTGATTAAACTTACCCCATTTATGCTCTGGACATTCTGCCAGTGGTAGCTTAACCTTTGCCTTCATAAAACAGCCACACTTTGAACACTGAGTGGTTGGCAACAAGAATGGGCAACCCTTGCAGACATCGTATCTAGCCTGAGCTACCTCTTTAGGTACACGCTCAATATTTGGATTTACCATATCCCAAACACGAGTATCGCCTAGATTCTTTTTCCATTGTTGATATGGAGTTAGATTTTCATCAGACATTACTCTACCTCGTAATCATCTTCATCTATAACTGGCTCCTGCTCAAGAATGTTATCTTGGTAAAAACCATTTTCTCCATATTTCCAGCCATACTGTTCTGCAATATACTCTCTACCAGTTACATCTAGCACAAGCGGTTGTGACTGCATTCCTGCAATCATGTGCTGCATGGTTTCGCTATCCTCAACTTTAAATGTATGAAAAATATCTCCATCTGCTACAAATACAAAGGTTTTATAAGTTCTCTCATCTGTCATATTTTAATTATATCAGATGGCAGCCATTAGCAGGCCACAGTTCTTGTTTCTGTGTATGTTGAGCAGTCTGTTCTAGTACATGTTCTGCTTTGACTTCTTTTTGAAGTAATGCATGGAGTGGTATTTGTCCAAGAGCCACAGCTGGCTGTACAACGAGTTTCTACAACTGTATAGGTACTTCCATTACATCTTCTATATGTACAGGTCCTAGACTGACCTCCAGAGCTTCCTGACCAATCTGTACATCCAACTAGCACATCAGCACTACAGCAAAGTGATGGACAAGAATATCTAGTATCAGAAATTAATGTTCCTGTGCAGTCTCTACACTCAGTCCTATAGGTACATCTTCTAAATCCAGCATCACATGGGAAGTAGAAATATGGTGTATCAGTACATGTAGTTGGACAAGGACAGCATTCTTGCTGATTAGAAGCAGTTATCTCCTCACTACCGTCGCTAAACACAGTAACTGTATTAAATAGGCGGTATCCTGCAGGACATCCACCACCACCAATACATGTTGATGTAGTATAAACCTTTTTAGTATATAGAGGAACTCTATTTACATATGTACAAGCCACTACTTCTGAAAATGTTAGAATATTTCCAGCTTGATATCTATAAGAATAAATATTAGTTCTAGTATTATTAGGTTGACAGGTTCCCTCAGAAACTAGAGTTCTGGTACTATCAATTCTAGTATTTCCACATTGATCAGGAATAAAGCTACAGTCCCAAGTAGAATATTCAGAAAAGTATCCTCCATATGACATTCCATCCCAAACTCCATTAGCCAATAATCTATACTTATATGTAGTTAGAGTTCTGGTGCAGTAGTAGTACTGATTTGAAGCATTTTGAAGATTTGGCGTTCTATTACATCCAGTTTCAGTAACAGATCCACCATCCTGGATTCTCTGAGAAGTATCCAAAGTATATACAATAGCTGGTGGAACATACCTATAGTATGAATAATTAATTGCAGAGTCATAGTCAACTAATGTTCCAGCTGCTACAGATTGATTAAATACCTTTTCGTTATCTGAAGAATTTGAAGATTCTACCTCTGAAACAGTACCAAGTCTAAGACCTGCTGCTGTTAAAGCTGAAGTTGCTGCGGTTGGAGACAGATTAGATAGGTTTGGCATAGGCACCATGCCTCTAGCACCTGCAAATCTACCTCCAATGCCTAACATGGTTCTCCTATGCCGTTAAGTCACCAAACAAGTACCAGGTGTTCTCTGCTTTCTTTACAAGAATTGCCTGAGTATATCTAGCAGCAATTGATTTATTGTTATTTTTACTTAAAATTGTAACTGAATTTAGACCAGATACCTGCCCAGCAAAAGCTACACCACCTGCACCAGATCTAACGAATGCAATTTGTGTTCCAACTGGAAAAGCTACGTTAGAATTAAGTGGTACTGTAACTGTTCCAGATGTTGAGAAGTTTAAGTCTATGGTTCTACCTGCATCTGCCATAGCCAGCGTATAAGATGAAGTTTTCTCATCAAGATAGGCGTTGTTTCCAAAAATGTTCCATTGTCCACCAAAATAAATTTGCGGTTGTGCTACTGAATTAACAACAACATATGCAACTGTTCCGTTTGGTGGGGTAGGGATAGCTGCATCTCTGTTGGCAGCACTTGTAAAGAAATTAATGCTATTCTTTGCAACTACAGAACCATTAACTGTTGTTGCTCCATCAAGAATTACAGCACCATTAAAATCATGATCTCCAGTCCAGTTAAAATTTGCGGTAGTATCAGTCATACCAGCTACTGGATACCAAACCCCATCATTAAAGATATAAGCAATCTTACCAATATTACTAATTGTCGCCATTATGCCCCAATCTCCTTCCATGATGTTGCTCCTGCATCATATACATACATCTTTAGAGGAGACGAATCCTTGTCTACCCAAAGCATTCCATCTACTAGACCAGTAGTTGGAGCAGCATTTTGATATTTTGCAACTGATGGAATTGTTGCTGGAGGAGTTCCAAAAATTGGTGCTGCTGAGTCTGCATCTACCCAAATAAATCCATTTGTAACTCCTGCTGGCTCTGCGGTATTGTATGTTGATCCAATAGAGAAGTTATCGATCTGGTCCTGAAGATCTCCAAGGTATGCAGCAATAGATTCTGCACCAATTGGGTTACCGCTGTCATCTGGAATGCTGCCATCGTCAGTACCATAGTGATACATTCTAAGAGCCTCTTGAATATTTGCATTGTCATCTAGGCTAGGAACAAGGGTGTTATAAAATTTTGGCGTTGCGTTTGGTTTAATGTTTTCAGACATGTTATATCAGTGCTCCTGCCTTTACGATTGAGTGAATACCAGAGAAAGATGCATTAGTAAATACAACAAGGTTGTTCAATGGATCTAGTGGGTTAGTTGTAAGTACTAGATTATCTGAGTCTACAACCTGAGCTACATAGTAGTCTGCTTGATCAGTTAGACCAGTGATTGCGGTATTACCATTTGCCAAATATCCAAATCGTCCACCTACGGTTAGTCCGTGTGATGGAACATTCAAGAATCCTGGGTGAGTTGGTAGACTTGCAACGGTAACACCAGCAATATCAACTACCTGCTCAGATCTACCAGCAATAGTTAGAACCATGTCTACTTTGCGATATCCATTAATAAAGACCTGTTCATTTGATGCATTAAATTCAGCTACCTTTAGTTTGCTGAATAGGAACCTAGAACCAAAATTAAAGTTATCGACATCTACATAAGACATGGTTAGCGGATTCCAGTATTGAATATCAAAAGTGGTATCGATAGCTATTAGCTCTACTGCAGATGCATTAATTTCTTTAGAGATAACAGAATATTGAACGTTTAGATCACGATAATCAATACCCTCGACATTTTCATTTTCTAGAGTTCCAGAAATAGGGAAGTATAATCCTCGTACGTCAACTACTGTTCCTAGAGATGGAACAAACACAGATGTGTGGGCCTCTCCATTAATAAACTTTAGAACAGGATTAAAAAGAATGGTTGTTGGAATCAATCTCAGAAGCTTTGTCCAGCCAAGAACACCATTGTCTAGCTTGTACTGATACAAGAACAAATAATCTGTATCTGACGGATTTAGGTTAATGTAAAGATCATTAATCTGTGGAGGAACTGGGAACTCAATCAGTGGACTTGTTGGCTTTCCAAGATCTGTAAAGATCTGACTTCCACGAACACCTGCAGCACCAATATCAAGCTCTACTGTAACAGCAGCTGGTCCACCTAATACAACTAGATCATCTGAAGCAATTACAACATCTGCCATTATGCGGTAGCTCCAGTTACGTGATCCTCTACCTCGATAGATCCAGTTAGAAGAGTGTAAACTGTAGCTGATGTACTGCTACCCTTGCTAATCTCTACGTCGTAGACGTATGTAGTGTTGGCATCAAGTTGGATTCCATCTGTTGGTCTAATTCTGCAAGTAATTGAGTTATCGCTTAGGCTAATAGTTGCAACACAAATTACCTTTGAGGAAACACCTGCAGAACCACGTGCTGTAGATAGGGTAAAGGCTGCACCATTTCCACCATTTGCGGAGTCATAGGTTGTTAGGTCGAAGGCAGATCCAGTAGAAGTTTTTGGGTATACCTTAAACTCAAAGGTGTCACCCTTGTAATAATTAAAGTTATATGTACCTGGATATGCCATGATTACTCCTTATTTTATTATAGCACGAGCTAGGCTACAGCCTCATACATAAAACTCATGTGGAATGCATCAGTATTGTTCAATGTAATTGGTGCAGCATGGTTAAATGGCTGGTCCAAAGAGGTTCCAGAAATATACCATAAGCTCATCGTTGAAGAATTTTCTGTTAGGTGACCCTTTAGGCTATAGTGCTGCGTAGGATTACCTGTATTGTGAATCGATCCACCAAAGACATCAGTGTGATATGCAGGCTCAAATGGTAGGTTTACACTATACTGACCAGTTCCAAAGTTTGTAACATTGGTAAATGGAATGTATAGGTTTACATAGACAAGCTTGCCATACTTAATGTAGTTTCCATTTGCTGGATTGGATGACTGTGCAAAACCAGTTCCAGTTACCACTGGTGTCCATGATACTGGACCTGCAAAGGTTGCAGCAGGACCAGTTGGTCCAATCGCACCCATAGGACCTGTAGCTCCTGTAGCACCTGTGGGTCCCTGTGCTCCAGTTAAACCAGTTTCACCCTGATAGCCTCTTGGTCCTTGAGGACCTGTAGGCCCTGGTACTCCAGGGAATGGCACAATCTTAACGGTTGGCATTATAAACTTCCTCCTGTAACATCCCCAAGTACACTAATAGTTCCAATAACAGGAGTCCATACAGTATCGCCATCAATTGTTACTTGGAGATCGAATGCTAGTTCTGCAACTACAGAGGTGTATCCAGTTCCCCATAGCTGAGTAATCTCTGCTGGTGCCGTGATATTTACATACCCATTTCCAGCCTCTACCTCTAATTCATCTAGAGCGTCACCCTTAAAGTCATATGCAGTGGCAGAAAACTCCCAAGTGCTAGTATCATAAAGAGTCACTTCGTCGTCTTGGTAGAACTCAACTCGCAGTGGAGAGGTGTCTCCTCTCACAATCTGCCATTTAATTTGTGTTGGATTTGCACCAAGGAAATCGGGACCGCAGCAAGATGTCATAGTAACTACATTATAGCATTAAATAAAAGAAAAAAGACTAGCACTCAGGGTGGTGGGTATGAGAGACATCCCAAGTGCTAGTCAGAATAAATTATAACATATCAGATAACAGAATGATAACAATCAGAATATAATTCGATAAATGATCAAGAAATATGAAGATTATTCATTTATAACATATATAACATTAATTGTTATAAAAGTGTTATTTAAAAAGTACTTGACAAAGAATCAAGGTCTGGTAGTATATTATTTATTAATTAATTAAAGCTAACTAGCTAGTTAAATATATTTATATATATTATATATAAAAGAAAGTAATTGTAAATATATTAATTACTTCTTATCTGCAAGATATGTAATAATCTTGTCATAAAGGTCATCTATTTTAGTTTCTAGCTTTGCATGCTGATCTTCTAGTCTTGTGACCTGGTCTTTTAAGCTTGATCCACTGTTTGGTTTAAGTTCTTTTTTAATTTCGTCAAAGTAATGCTTGACTAACCATCTGACACCCATTGCAGTAATTGAGATTATAGTTCCGACGGATATTACGATTCCAAGAATCATGTTGGCTGTCTCGACTGGGGTCATAATATAACAATTATATAAACCTTTTTTATAAACTCGGCGGTATACAGCTCGGCGTGATATAAGAAGTCCTATGCATACAAAACCACGAAACGTGCTATATATGCAAAAACCTTAATATCCACAATAACTGTCCAAACCTTTATCCCTGATAACCTGGATATCCCTGATATAATAAAACTATGAAAGAAAACGGAGATGTAGAGTTCTTTGATTTATTTGATCCAAACCAACCTAGATCAGATAGAGAACTTATCGAATCAAGATTAGCTATATGCAATACATGTCCTTTCTTCAATAAGCGATTGGCCAAATGTAAGAAGTGTGGATGTTTTATGAAGCTCAAGACTACATTAGATAGAGCTAAGTGTCCTGCTGGTAAGTGGTAAGGCCTTTTTCGCATCAGCAAAGCTGATTGTATACCCCCGATAATATCCAAACCAGCTAGTGCTATAATAGATTATGCTCAAACCACTAAAAAGATTTTTTCTTTATGTAAAATATTATTTTGAACCTAATGATGCTTATGTAAGAGGTTTGGCATATAGATCTGCTCAGAAGTATTTTGATACCCCAGTTAGAAACAGATCAAACCTTAATCCTAGAGTAAGAGAATATGATCTACGTAGAGCTGAATTCTTACGCTATCAAAGAGCATTTAATGATGCATACCGTCATCAGTATGCTAAAAACAAGTTAGCAGCTTAATTAGGCTGTTGTTCTGACTTGCAAGGACAGTTTTCTTGGCATCCGCACATGGTTATATTATATCAGATGCTATAATAAGCTATGGCCACTATTGTAGATATTGATGATACCCTGCTAAGAAATGGGACCCAACCCATCAGAAGAGTTATTGATTATGTAAATGCTCTTCCTGGAGCTATTATCATTGTCACAGGTCGTCCAAATTCAACTAGATCAGAAACAGTTAAAGCATTACGTGCTGCTGGAGTTAAATACTCAAGACTGATTATGAATCCATATTCTACTAGAGAATCAAATAAGCATAAGGGAGAAGTTGCTAGACGGTTGAAGTCTACTGTTACCCTGGCTATTGACAATGATGAAGGTGCTAGAGCTGCATATCGTAGAGAAGGGATAGAGACTAAAGATCCTGCTACCCTGCCAGATATGAAGAAGTTTTGGCAAATCTGAAAATCTGAAAAAATTTTTAAAATAGCAAAAATCTGAATATTTTGCAGAGATGTACGATACATGTTTATAACAAATATGTAACAAAAATTAGTCCGCACACTACCAGGCCCCCCTTGATGTAGAAAACCTACAAAACGACACGCCAAACTTTGTATGGAAATACACTTGACAAATAGTCTTTTTACTGATTGAATATATACATAAAGGAAAAAGAAATAAAACAAGAAAGGATAAA